TGAATGTTAAGTAATTAACATATAAAAATGGTAACTACCAACCTACCCGGTTGGCTAGGGATAGAAGTCCAGTGCGAGTAGTAATACTTAGTACTGGTTGGGTAAGGTCTCTTTGAGATACTCTCTCCGATGGTTTGTTGCCATCGGGAGCTACCTAGAGTAGTTTTCCAGCTTAAAAATGTTGGAAGGGATAAGTGTCGTGGAATAAACCACCTGCCACTTTAGAAATATAAATGCCTAAACACCGGATCTCAGTCCTTTTCACCGGATCAAGCTTGAGTGTTGTAATCGATGGTAGAAATACCTAAGACTAATTCACTCATGGATATTATATCCCGGGTACTTGTGCCTGGCCTACCTACCTCATCCGAGGATAAGGGGGTCGACCATTCCAACATTCTGAAGTGTACTTCAGCCAAAATTTCATAACAATGTTACGACAATTTCGAACCTTTTCTACCTCTTTTCCGAACCTGCAGCGTCCATCTCACCGATTATTCGGTAAGATCGATTGGGACAAAGTCGAAAGTGGCCTTTATGCCATAGTAGATCCTTTTGATCCAAACCATATTCTTTATATTTCAGAATACGATTATATTATCCAGGTGCGCGTTTGTCAGACCAACAATAAGAATCTTATTGTTTTGGCCACACCCGAAGACACTCGTGACTCCGTAGGAACATCTTCTCAAAATTCCCCCCTATTAGACCCTTTTGTTAAGGATATCATAACAGGTAATCAGAAACCTAGCAAACGCCGAGGTTCCTTTTTATCTCACCTTTTCTCGTCGCCTTTTTTGGCTTGGAGATCACGTAAAGATGGGAAGGATGAGTCGATGGTCCGTATCACTGATAGAAATGTCAGGTCCTGCATCACCCGATGGCATGATATGCTGTCATGGTGGCGCAGAGGGTCCCTAATATCTATGGTCGCTGAAGTAGAACGAAATACGTTCTCCCAACGATGCCATTCACTCTTCTCTCATAACGGAATCCAATTTTTAATTCTCTACTTGAAAGGATGTTTGTTTATAATAAACTCCTTTCTAGGAGGTAAGAAATTATCTCCACATGAGATACCAG